AATCAGGAGCATGGCCGGCCCCTTAAAAGAGGGCCATCGCAAGCCAGAGCACGCCATAGAACCCGATCGACGCGGCCACCACGGCCGCGTAGAAGTACGGGCCCCGGGCCGCGTCGAATTGAGCGCGCCAGCGCTCATGCCGAGTCGTGGGAATTGTCGAGAGTGTCAGGCGGCCATTGTGGCCGCGTCGGTGAAATAGGTTTCGCATGGTTTGCCCCTTCAATTGGTCAGACGGATATCGATCACGCGCCGGCGCGTGCCGTGGGCCGGAAAGCCCACAATGGCCGCGCGCTGGCGCTGGCAGAGCTGGCACGTCGCGCAGCTCACGCCGTCGCGCTGCGTCGCCGGGCATATGATCACGGGCCGGCCGGCCGGCGTCGCCGTGTTCGTGGTTTGCGTCGACGGTAAGACGACGACGACGGGGCCGGCCCCGGTGGCCGCGAGCCGGTCGGCGTCGGCTAGGTCATTCGCGCTTAGGTTAACCGTGAAGCCCCATTCATTGGCCGCGCGAATCCAGCGCAGCGACTCGGCGTCGCGGTAATGCGAATAAGTAAAGCCCCGGCGGCCGGCATTGGCGGCCACCAATTGGCCGAGCGCGGCCGCGTCGACCGTCTGGCCGTCGCCGGGTAAGTCGCCGGCCTGATTGTGGCGCCAGAGCTGGCCGGCCGGCAGCGCGGCCACGGCCGCGACAAAGTCGGGCCAGAGCTGGCCGCGCTGGCCGCTCGAGACGGCCGACCAGTGCAGCGCGAGCGGCCCGGCGGCCGCGTAGCATTCGGCGCGCATGGCACAGTCGGCCGGGCACGTCGCGCGCTCTGACGTCGAGACGGGGATCGGGCCGGTTTTCACATTGGCCGATTTCGGGCTTAGGTGTACGCGGTAGCTCATGCCCGGCCCCCTTTGGCGTCAAGATACGCGCGCGCAGCAGCGCGCGACTCAAACCGGCCGCCGATCGGCGTATGGTGCGGGCCGCGAACAATGAACCAAGCATTGAGCACGGGATTAAAAATAATTCGAATCATGGCGCGCCCCTTCAAAATGTCAGGCCCATCAGGGCCAATTCTTCGCCGCCGTACACCTTCGGCGCGCCGCATTCGGGGCACTCGGCCCGGCGTGCGTCGGGCTCTACCCCGGGCGCTTCGGCGCCGCACGCGAGACAAAACCCGCAGTCGTCATGGCCTAGGGCCATCACCAGCTCAATCGAGGGTTTCCACTGCATGGCGCCATTCTTGGCGCGGTATTGGGTTTTGGTGGGTTTGGTCATGGTGTTTATCTCCAAGTGCGAATTTCAAAATTGCTGGCGTGCAGCTCTAGGATGTAGCCCCGGCGGCCGGCGCGCAGCTCGCGCGCCAAGTAGCGCTCGGCGCCGGCCCGGGTCGTCTCGTAGTGATAGATCATGGCCGGGCCCCTTATCAGACGATAAATTCAGGATGAGACGTCAGGCCCAGCTCAGCAGCGACGGCCAGCAGCTCGGCGCGGTCACCGGCGCGCAGCGCCGAGCGAATCAAGGCCGACAGGCCGGCAGCGGCCGCGTGCGTGTTACCGATGGCGGCATGAATGCGAATGCGCGAGACGTCGCGGGATTGTGCTTTGGTCATGGTTTACCCCTTTCAGGCGTCGAAGGTTTCGTCGAGGATGTAGCCGGCAGCGCGCAGCGCGGCCACTACAGCGCGCGGCAGCTCGAAGGCGCCGTCGTAATCGATCAGCTCCAGCGTGCGGCCGGCCGGTTCGAACCAAAGCCCCCCGCCTTCGCTGCCGTCGCGGTATTCCCAATAGCCATACCGCGCGGCAGTGTCGATGCCCACGATGCCAAGCTCGGCCGGCAGCTGGCCGGCTTTTGGTGCATATGGCTGCAGTGTCACGTCAAATTTGTATTCGGTCGTCATTGTGTTACCCCTTGTAGTTGCGTCGGGCACGATCGCCCGACATCGATAATGTAAGGGATTCTTTTGCAGAGGGTCAAGCACTTTTTTTCGCGGCCGTCGGCCGCGCTCCCTGGTAACGCACTTGCCGTAAGTTTCGCGTAAGGTTTCTTCTACCTGGTAGCACGCTCGCGCAGCTGCGCGGCCGTCGGGGCGCGTTTTGTTCGGTCAGATGGGGCCGGTTTTCGGTCAGGGTTCGGTCGGCCGGCGTTATGACGTGACCCATGATCAAGGCCGCGCCGCGCCTAGCTTTTTTGCCTTTTTCGGTCAGTTAGGTCATTTATTTGTATAGACTAAGAAAATATGTAATTTCACAATGTGAAATATGACAGTGGGGCGGCGCCGATTTATTTTCGCTGTCGAATTGACCTAATTGACCTAAACCGATGGCGCGCAGAAACGGCCGAAACCGGGCCCCGCGCATGCTCTGCGCGTAAAAATCCGTTCGGGCCTTCGGTCAATTCGGTCAGCTCCGAACCGATGGCCGAACCGGCCGAACCCGAACCGGCCCCGGTTCGCGGCCGGCAGCTGGCCGGGCCCGGCCGATGGCCCCGGCATGGTGGCCGGCATGGCATGGCATGGCGCGCCCGGCGCCAGCTGGCGGCCGGCAGCAGCTCGGCGCGCAGCTCGCGGCCGGTGGCCGCGCGCCGATCGGGCGCCAGCTCGCGGCCGCTCGCGCTCGGCGTGCTGCAGTGCAGCAGACGGCCCCCGGGGAGGGCCGGCGGCCGGCCGGTCACGAGCCGGTGGGATCGCAAAAATTTTTTTATTTTTTGCACACCGCTCAAAGAATCCTTTACATTTGCGCCTATGGGTCACTTCGGCCATTTGGTCTTCCAGAAAAAATCGCACCGGCGTAAACTGCACACATGTTCAAGAGTCTTCCGCTTACCCTTCGTGAAGTGCGCGCCACAGAGGCGACGCTGGAGCGCATTTACGAATCTGCGTATTTGGGATTGAAGGGTGATGCACTGGCGCTGGCTGCTGGATTACTTCCAGTCGAGTACAACCGACTCAAAGAGCTTGACCAAATGGCCCAATTGGCCGAACAGAAGGGGCGCGCTGACAGTGAACGCGAGAACAGCCAGCATCTGCTCAACGCCGCCCGGGCGGGCGACGCAAAAGCCGCGCTTGCTATCCTCCAGCACACCCACGGCTGGGTTGCCAAACAAGCCATCTCCGTCGAGGTCGACCAGCGCATCAGTGTCATCGACGCCCTGCGCGCTGCTGAGAGCAGGGTCATTGACGGCGCAGTCACAGAAGTGATCGAGAACCAACCCAGCCCCACGCTACCCAAGCGCGTAGAGAACACGAATGCAGAAGCCAATCTACAGTCCTGAAGACGAACAGCTCTTGATGACCCGGCTCTGGGGGCCGGCGGTCAAGGACGACCCTGAGGCGTTCGTGCTGTTCGCCTTCCCGTGGGGGCAGGAGAACACGCCGCTCGCCAAGTACAAGGGCCCGCGCATGTGGCAGCGCCAAGTGCTGCGCGACATCAAAGAGCACATCCAGCGCAACAAGGGCCAGCTGAACATGGACACGCTGCGCGAGGCGGTCAGTTCTGGGCGAGGCATTGGCAAGTCAGCTTTGGTCAGCTGGCTGATCCTGTGGATGCTGTCCACGCGGATCGGATCGAGCGTCGTCGTCAGCGCCAACTCCGAGGCGCAGCTGCGCTCGGTGACGTGGGGTGAGCTGACCAAGTGGTCGACGATGGTGATCAACGCCCACTGGTGGGAGATCAGCGCAACCAAGCTGATGCCGGCCAAGTGGCTGACGGACATCGTCGAGCGCGACCTCAAGAAGGGCACGCGCTACTGGGCCGCTGAGGGCAAGCTGTGGTCGGAGGAGAACCCAGACAGTTACGCCGGTGTGCACAACCACGACGGCATGATGCTGATCTTCGACGAGGCCAGCGGTATTCCTGACTCGATCTGGTCGGTGGGTGCGGGCTTCTTCACGGAGAACATCCTCGACAGGTACTGGTTCGCGTTCAGCAACCCACGGCGCAATACGGGGTACTTCTTTGAGTGCTTCCACGCCAAGCGCGACTTCTGGTCGACGCGGCAAGTGGACGCCAGAACGGTCGAGGACACGGACAAGCAGGTCTACCAGCAGATCATCGACGAGTACGGCGAGGACTCCTCACAGGCCAAGGTCGAGGTGTACGGGGAGTTCCCATCAGCTGGCGACGATCAGTTCATCACGCCGATGCTGGTGGCCGACGCGGCCAAGCGCGCGCGGTACAAGGACGAGACAGCGCCGATCGTCATCGGCGTCGACCCGGCGCGCGGCGGGGCAGACTCGACGGTGATCGCCGTGCGGCAGGGCCGCGATCTGGTGGCGATCCACCGCTACCACGGCGAGGACACGATGACGATCGTGGGCCGCGTCATCGACGCGATTGAGGAGTACAAGCCCACGCTGGTGGTGCTCGACGAAGGCGGCCTCGGGTACGGCATCTTGGACAGGCTGCATGAGCAGCGGTACAAGGTCGTCAGAGGCGTGAACTTCGGCTGGAAGGCCAAAAACCCGATTATGTACGGCAACAAACGGGCCGAATTGTGGGGGCAAATGAAAGATTGGTTGAAAACCGCGTCGATACCCAACGACAGGGGTTTGAAGTCCGATCTGACAGGGCCTACCATAAAACCGAATTCGTCGGGTACAATTTTCCTAGAAGGCAAAAAGGAGATGAAAGCCCGTGGGCTGGCCTCGCCTGATGCCGCCGATGCGCTGGCCGTGACATTTGCGTTTCCAGTCGCGCACCGGCAATATGTTGAAAAGCCCAGCAGTCGCGGTTATGCTGCGAACGGCGTGGCTACATCTTGGATGGGGGCTTGATGGCAAAGAAAGGCGTTTCGCTGTCAGTTGGACGCGGGGAGAAATTGCCCGTGTCTAAAGGCGCTGGCCTGACCGCAAAAGGGCGGGCCAAGTACAACGCTGCCACCGGCTCCAATCTCAAAGCTCCCGCGCCCAGCCCCAAGACCGAGGCAGATAAAGGCCGCAAGGCCAGCTTCTGCGCGCGCATGGAAGGGGTCGTCAAAAACGCCAAGGGCGACGCCGAGCGCGCCAAGGCGTCCCTCAAACGATGGAAGTGCTGATATGACCTCCCATGCCAAACCCGGGCTCTATGCCAACATCGCAGCTAAACGTGAGCGCATCAAAGAGGGCTCCGGCGAGAAGATGCGCAAGCCCGGCAGCAAGGGCGCGCCCACCGACAAGGCGTTCCGTGATTCAGCCAAGACGGCCAAGAAGCCGATGAAGGGGAAATGATGCCGCTGGTCAAGTCATCCTCCAAAGAAGCCTTCCGCAAGAACATCAAGGCTGAAGTCGCTGCCGGCAAGCCGGTCAAGCAGGCCGTCGCCATCGCCTACAGCGTCAAGCGCGAAGCGGCCAAGAAACCCGCCAGCAAGGCGCCAGCGAAGAAGAAGTAATGGCAACGATCAACCAAGACCCCTCAGGCATCAACGGCGCAGGCAAAGTGTCTGCGCGCGGTGGCCCGTCGCCTGAAGCGACGCGCGATGGCCGCGACAAGCTGCAGCTCATGCGCGATCGGCTGCGCATGGCCCTCGGCGCGTACTCTGAGAGCCGCGAGGACGAGCTGGACGATCTGCGCTTCATGGCCGGCTCGCCCGACAACCAGTGGCAGTGGCCGCAGGACGTGCTGGCGACCCGGGGCTCGGTGCAGGGGCAGACGGTCAACGCCCGGCCGTGCCTGACCATCAACAAGCTGCCGCAGCATGTGCGGCAGGTCACCAACGAGCAGCGGCAGAACCGCCCCTCGGGCAAGGTCATTCCGGTCAACGATCAGGCCGACGTCGAGGTCGCAGAGGTGCTCAACGGCATCGTGCGGCACATCGAGTACATGTCGGACGCCGACGTGGCCTACGACACCGCGTGCGAGAACCAAGTCACCTACGGCGAGGGTTACATCCGTCTGCTGACCGAGTACTGCTACGAGGACTCGTTCGATCAGGACATCAAGATCGCCCGCATCCGCAACTCGTTCTCGGTCTACATGGATCCGCTGATCCAAGACCCGTGCGGCGCTGATGCTGAGTGGTGCTTCATCACCGAAGACCTGACGAAGGAAGACTACCAGCGCATGTACCCCGACGCCTCGCCGGTGTCGACCATCATGGCGCAGGGCATCGGCGATCAGGACATCAGCCAGTGGATCACTGAAGACACGATCCGCATCGCTGAGTACTTCTACATCGACCACAAGGACGACACGCTGTACCTCTACCCGGGGAACCAGACCGCGTTCAAGGGCTCGCCGCAGGACAAGACGCTGCGGGCGATGGGCCTGACGCCCATCCGCGAGCGCCGGGTCGACCGCAAGCGCGTGATGTGGATGAAAACCAACGGCTTTGAGACGCTGGAAGAGCGCGAGTGGGCCGGCAACTGGATTCCTGTCGTTCGCGTGGTGGGTAACGAGTTCCAAGTCGACGGCCGCATCTTCATCTCTGGCATCGTGCGCAACGCCAAAGACGCGCAGCGCATGTACAACTACTGGACGAGCCAAGAGGCTGAGATGCTGGCGCTGGCCCCCAAGGCCCCCTTCATCGGCTACGGCGGCCAGTTCGAAGGCTACGAGTACCAGTGGAAGACGGCCAACACGCAGAACTGGCCGTATCTGGAAGTCAACCCAGACGTCACAGACGGCTCTGGCAGCGTTTTGCCGTTGCCCCAGCGTGCAGCTCCACCGCTGCCCCAAACTGGCCTCATTCAGGCCAAAATGGGCGCCTCTGAGGACATCAAGTCGACCACCGGGCAATACGACGCAAGCCTTGGGCAGGTGTCCAACGAGCGCTCTGGCCGGGCGATTCTGGCCCGCGAGCGCCAAGCTGACGTCGGGACGTACCACTACGTCGACAATCTGGCCCGCGCGGTGCGCTACGTCACGCGCCAGCTGGTCGACCTGATCCCGAAAATCTACGACACCCAGCGGATCGCTCGCATCATCGGCATCGACGGCGAGACGAACATGGTCAAGATCGACCCGACGCAAAGCGAGCCGGTCAAGAAGATCATCGATCAGGCCGGCATCGTCATCGACAAGATTTACAACCCGTCTGTGGGCCGCTACGACGTCGTGGTAACCACTGGCCCGAGCTATCTGACCAAGCGTCAAGAGGCGATGGACGCCATGTCGCAGATTCTGCAGGGCAACCCGAACCTGTGGGCCGTGGCTGGCGACCTGTTCGTCAAGAACATGGACTGGCCGGGGGCCCAAGAGATGGCTGCCCGTCTGCGCAAGACGATCGACCCCAAACTGCTTGCCAACGAGGACGACGATCCAGCCCTGCAGGCCGCCAACCAGCAGATTCAGGCGATGGCGCAGGAAATGCAGCAAATGTTCAATATGCTGCAGAACGTCAACCAGTCGATTGAAGCCCGAGACGTGCAAGTTCGCGAGTTTGAGGCCAAAGTCAAGGCATTTGATGCCGAAACCAAGCGGATTTCGGCCACAATTGCGGGCATGACGCCAGAACAAATCCAAGACATCGTGATGGGCACGCTTGCGGCCGTGCAGGATGTGGGTGATTTGATCCCTCCGCAGCAGATGCAAGGGCCTATCATGGCTGAGAGCCCCGGCATGGAAATGGAGATGGGTGAAATGGCCCGTCAGGAAGAGGCCCAGCAGGCCACGCCCATGCCCAACGTGGTGCCACAAGGAGGCGCAGCATGAAAGCCGCAGAATTTGTTGGCATGTTGTTCTTGGCACGGGATGTAGCCCATTCCGTGCATCTGAACACCCGCAGTTTCTCCAAGCACAAGGCGCTGCGCCACTTCTACAATGACATCGTGGACTTGGCCGACAAGTTTGCCGAGGCGTACCAAGGGCGGCACGGGCTGATCGGCCCGATTGCTCTGATGAGCGCCAAGAACACGTCCAATATCCTCGATTTTCTGCAGGGGCAGGTCGCGGAGATTGACAAATGCCGCTACGAAGTGTGTGACAAAACCGACACTCCGCTGCAAAATATCATTGATGAAATCTCCGGCTTGTACCTGAGCACGATCTACAAGCTGAAATTCCTCGCGTAAGGAGCCGACATGGAACTTCTCAGACCCCTCTCCGATGCTGACTATCCCGGTCGCACGGTGGCCTACACCGGCACGGCCGGCAGCACCTCGACTTGGAACCCGGGCCCCGAGGGCGTGGTGGTCTGGTCTACGACCCCCTGCTATGTGGCTGTGGGCGTGGGCGTGACGGCAACGACCGCCAGCACCCCGATTCCTGCGTATACCCCGATCCCGTTCTATCTGGAACCCGGCTCCGGCGCACCGTGGCGGGTCAGCGCAATTCGTGTTGCCGACAGCGGCGACATCTACTGCAAGCCGATCAACATCCGATGAGCTGGGGAATCGGCCTTCGCAACTCAGTGGCAATCGGCCTTGCAGGCATTGTCACGCTTTTTTCGGGCACCCGCGACAGCGGTGCCTCTGTAGGCAATCTTCTCACCGAGTCAGGCGACAACCTTGTGCAAGAGGACGGTGGCTTGATTCTTCTGGAGTGATATATGGCAGACCTAAAAATTTCGCAACTGACTTCGGCGACGACCCCTCTTGCCGGCACGGAGGTCTTGCCCATCGTTCAATCCAGCAGCACTAAAAAAGTCGCTACGGACGATTTGACCGTTAAAAACGTGCGGTCAAACGCTACGACGGGCATTTTGCAAGTAGCGGGGCCGGGCGCGGGAACCACCCGCGTGATGACCACGCCGAACGCCAATTTTACGGTTGCTCGCACTGACGCTGCCCAATCTTTTACTGGCGATCAAACCCTTTCTACGGGTAATTTGGTTCAAGGCACGGCGGCAAAAGGCTTTAGTTTCGCTGCAAATACGCCGTTGGGCGGTATGTCTAGCCAGCTGCTAAATTGGTACGAGGAAGGGTACTATGTCGGTGCATTAACTGCTGACACTGGCACTATCACTCTTACCTATGATCGTCTCAATTACACCCGTGTTGGCCGAATGGTGACCGTTTCTGGAGAAATAGTCGTAAACACTTTAAGCAGCCCCGCACCAACCGGCGATGTTTATTTAAGTCTGCCATTTACGGCAGCAACAAGTGTTTCTGGACGGTCTGGTGCATGGTCTTCTTATCTTGGAGTAGCCTACACTTTTACTGGAACTCCGGGGGGCCCTTTGGTCGGGCTGTTCTCAGGCGCCGACACAAAAATGATTATTCGCGTTGGAAATAACGCGGGCGGTGCAAGTTTTGCTGGGTTTTTAGCTGCTGGCACTACGTTTGATGTTGGCTTTACTTATCAGTGTCAATAAACAAAAGGTGCTGAGATGCAAGTCACGCTATCTTACTTTGCAGGTGCCGGGTGGCAGTTTTTTGACAACAGCGGCAACCCTTTGACTGGTGGGTTCATATACACCTACGCTGCCGGAACCACCACGCCTTTGGCTACTTATACCAGCAGCAGCGGGCTGAACCTCAACACCAATCCGATTGAATTAAATGCTGCTGGCCGAGTTCCAAATCAAATTTGGTTGGAAGTCGGCAAACTGTATAAATTCATTCTAAAAGATTCAGCTGGCGTTACGATTGGGACATACGACAATTTGGTCGGCGTCGGCGGCATTACTGCTGCGCAAGGCATCGTGAGCGTCACTAATTTTGGCGCAGGCGCCGGCGCGGCTGACGACGCGCCTTTTATTCAAGACGCAATCGACTACGTTGATGGGCTTGGTGGCGGGGTAGTATATTTCCCCGTGGGCGAATACCTGATGCAAACCGAAGTGAACTACCCTTCAAACATTACGTTTAAGGGTGAAGGCAAGCATTCCCTGTTGAAAATTAACAGCGCGGCTGGGTTTTACATTTTCAATCAAGCAAGCGTGGATGTTGAAAATGTGATTTGGGATGGTTTGGGGTTTGATGGCACGTTGAACTACCCGACTAGCCCGACCACATACGCTGCAACCTACACGAAGCGAAACACGGCAATTCGTTCTGGCGGCATTTCAGTCACAAATGTGTCTGTTCAAAATTGCTATTTTGAAAAAATGTCGAACGGCTCCATTGATTTTAATGGAAACTCTTCTAGCGGTATTTCCGTCATAAACAACACGTTTATTGATGGTTGCTATTGCTACAAGGTTGTTTGTGTTCGTACGCCTAGCGGAGGCCCCGTTAGTGAGGCTACACGTCCCTCAAAAATTCTGTACGACAACAACTTTGTAAAAGGTGGCGGCCCGCAATCTTGGTACGACGCCAGCAAAGAAGATTGGATCGCGTCCTGCGATGCGTTAGATGTCGATTCTTGCAAAGATGTCGTTATTTCCAACAACATCGTAGACGGAAATGCTGCGATTGGCATCCGCGTTGAAGAAACAATTCGCGCAACGATTACTGGAAATATTGTTCGTGAACAGGGTTCTTTGGGCATCACCGCGTACAACTCTTGTTTTGGAATTGTCATAAGCAACAACGTGGTATCCAACTGGGGTCGCCTGCCCCCAGCATATGTGATGCGGCTGTATTCCGGGGACTACTATGTCGCGGAAGAATTTCCCGACGCAACACTGGCGCCGCTTCCCGCCAACCCTAGCGCCGCGTCGTGGTTTTATGTGTGGCCCTACGTCACGACCGGCGTCAACATGTCCACGGTGCTGGCGTATTCTGACACCAACTACTACGGCACTACGACCAACGGAATTATCCCACTTCGCGGGGTAGCCGCGATTGCCATTACGACGTTAACTGAAAACGTTTCGATTACAGGCAATCAGATTTACGGCAACACCTCACAAACTGGCGGTAAGTACAATTACGCTTGCGACTTTGGCATCACTTGTGTCCATCCAAGCAACAGCCCCGGCGGCGGGTACAACACGCTAAATAATTCCATGATTAGCGGAAATACGATTTACGACACTCGCGTGTATCGTATTTATCACCCCCAATTTTGGGATGCAACGTTTTACAACACCGCTTCCTATCAAACCGGCCAAGCAAACTACGTCGCCAACCGCGATTCCAATTCATTGGTTTGGTCGGGCAACACCCAGTTGCGATTCGATGGTCAATTAGTTGCACAAGTTAACTCTGGGTCTACCGGCCGTAGCAACTTTCAAGCGAATTGGGTTAATTTTCCTGCCACACAAGCTTCGTCTTCTGATGTCAACACTTTGGATGATTATCAAGAAGGTACGTTTAATGCTGCGTTGACTTGCGCCAGCGGCAGCGCAACTTTGGATTTCACCCGAATGGCGTATACCAAAGTTGGACGTCAAGTCACGATAACAGGGCAGATTCAAGTTGGTAGTGTTTTAACGCCAAGCGGCGCTGTTACGTTTGGCACTTTGCCTTTTCCCATTGAGGCACTCGACCAACGTGCGTCTTGGATTTCTACGGTTGTGAAATCAACAGGATTGGTTGGCACACCTGCTGGTGTGGTTATTGCGTCAAGTGGATCAGGCGCATCCGTCACAACTTTGGATTTGCAATTATTCAACAACAACGCATACACCGATCTTGGCGCGTTGCTGCAAGCAAACACCACGCTTACGTTTAATTTCTCGTATTTTGCAGCAACGTAACGCACATCTTGACACTTAGCGATACGAGAGTAAGATAAAAACTGTACCGGCCCAGTTGACCGGGGTTTCTACGGAAACACCATGAACGACGAAAGTCAAAACTTAGCGGAAGTTGAATCCGCGCAAGCCCCCGAGGTGACGGCCACCACGGATCAGGCACAAAATGCGCCGGAAGTCGCTGAACAGAGCAACGAACAAGCTGAGGAGAAAAAGTTTTCTCAAGCTGAAATCGATGCGATGATCAGCAAGCGTCTTGCAAGAGAGCAACGCAAATGGGAACGAGAGCAAAGGTTCAAGGCGGCAACGCCCGAGCTGCCCGCTACGCCCCCGTCGCAGGAACAGTTTGAGTCGACCGAAGCCTACGCGGAAGCGCTGGCTGAACGGAAGGCTGCAGAGCTGCTTGCGCGCCGGGAAGCAGAGCGCCAGCAGGCCGAAACTCTTGAGAGCTACCATGAGCGCGAAGAGGAAGCACGCACCAAGTACGAGGACTTTGAACAAGTCGCGTACAACCCGCGCCTCCCGATCACGCAAGTGATGGCCGAGACGATCCAAGCGTCTGACGTTGGGCCTGAGGTGGCTTACTACCTTGGCTCCAATCCGAAAGAGGCCGATCGCATCGCCAAGTTGTCGCCGTTCTTGCAGGCGAAAGAGATTGGGAAGATCGAGGCCAAATTGGCCGACAATCCTCCCGTAAAGAAATCGTCGAGCGCCCCAACGCCGATCACGCCTGTCACCCCTCGGGGCGGCAACGCAAGGGTTCTGGACACGACTGACCCGCGCTCCATCAAGGAGATGTCGACGTCAGAGTGGATCGAAGCCGAGCGCCAACGGCAGATCAAAAAATGGGATGCTCAACAACGTGCCCGCTAACTTTTGAAAAGGAATTGTCATGGCAAACAGCCTGCTTACCATCGACATGATTACTCGCAAGGCCCTCGAAATCCTTGAGAACAATCTTGTCCTGACCCGTAACGTGAACCGTCAGTACGACGACAGCTTCGCTGTCGAAGGTGCCAAGATCGGTTCGACCCTGCGTATCCGTCTGCCCGACCGTGCTCTGGTCACCGACGGCGCCGCGCTGCAAGTCCAGTCGGACAACGAGCAGTTCACCACCCTGACTGTCGCTTCCCAGAAGCACATCGGCGTGAACTTCACGTCTGCCGAACTGACCCTGCAGTTGGACGACTTCGCCGAGCGTGTGTTGAAGCCTCGTATCAGCCAGCTGGCCGCCAGCATCGACGCTGACGTCGCCAACAGCTTCCGCTACATCGGCAACAGCGTCGGCACCCCCGGCACCACTCCCGGCACCTCGCTGGTTCTGCTGCAAGCTCAGCAGAAGCTTAACGAGAACGCCGCTGTGATGAGCCCGCGCTACGCGACCGTCAACCCGGCCGCCAACGCTGGTCTGGTCGAGGGCATGAAGGGCCTGTTCAACCCCACTGACACCATCAGCCGCCAGTTCAAGAACGGCATGATGGGCATGGGCGTGCTCGGCTTTGACGAGATCAACATGTCTCAGTCGATCAAGCAGTTCACCACCGGCTCGCGTACCGCTACCGGCGGCACGACCTCTGCTGCTGTGTCGAGCGAAGGCGCTACCACCATTGCCATCACCGGCGCCGGTGCAAACGCTACCGTGAAGGCCGGCGACGTGTTTACCGTGGCTGACTGCTTCGCTGTGAACCCGCAGACCCGCGAGTCCACCGGCTCGCTGTTCCAGTTCGTGGTGACCGTTGACGTGACTCTGGGCTCCAGCGGCGAGGGCAACCTGACCGTGGCTCCGATCTACTCGGCCTCCAACGCTCTGGCAACCGTCAACTCGCTGCCCGGCAACAGCAAGGCAGTCGTGTTTGTGGGCGCGGCCTCCAGCCAGTACCCGCAGAACCTTGTGTACCACAAGGACGCGATCACCTTCGCTACCGCCGACCTGATGATGCCGCAAGGTGTCGAGATGGCCTCGCGTCAGG